AGTCCTTTTATTTTATACCGCACAAAGATAAGTACTTATTTCTGTACTTACAAATAAATCGACATCTTTCATATGATTTATTTTACTTCCTCTACATCGATATATTTTGTCTTGACGTTTTGACTTAATTTTGTAAGACTAACGTATAGTTGCTCAAAGTTACTTGCCGTATTATTTTCCGGGGTTTTAAGTTTTGACATGGTTTCTATAAACCGGGTTACCTTGTCTAAGTCTCTTGTTGTTTCTAATAGTTCTGCCGCCCGATTGAATGCGACGGAAAGAAGTGTATCGGCTGTTTTCTCCCTATCGAGCTTACCCTCACAAATGTTATTGGTAATAGCTATCTCATAACGTTCTTCTTGCTTTTTTGCCAAGTTTTGAATACGTGTAGGATTGCCTTTCTTCCACGTCGAGATGGTCGAAAAAGGAACCCCAAGTAAGGTGCTGATATAGGACGGACGTTCACCGGCCGCAAGAAGTGATAATGCTCTTTGCATGAGTTCCGGGGAATATCGTTGTGTCCGTCTTGGAGTACCTTTTGCTTTTTCGTCCATATTCGTAGTTATTTCGTAATTAACAACATTCTAATATACAAAGATTTGACAAAATATCGCATTTTTGCTCTTCGAAATAATTCGTAGTCATTCGAAATGATTATGGAGTGAAGGTGTCTCCTCCCCATAATTATACTTATTAAACTCTCGCCATCATTTGGTTCATCAACGGATTTGTATTGTTATCTATTTGTTGCTGTATTTGCCCTAACTCTTGCTGTTCATTTCCTGCCGGAACCTGCCCGGCTTGTTGTGCCGATTGCATGGCGGCTAATTGTTGCATGGCTTCTTCCTCTTTCTTGTTTATGGATTGAAGCAATCGATCGGAGAATGGGAATGCGCCGTTTTCCAATAACTGTTTTACATCTATGGCTCCGGCTCGGAACAGTTCCAGAAGTAAATCGTTGGTTACTTGACGGAATGAGGGTGTAGACTGGGACTCGGTAATAGTGAGGTCGAAATGTACATTCTTTACTTTGTCGGGATCGAAGTATTTGGCTTCTTCGCTGTACTCATTACCGGATATGTTTACATATCTCTTATCTGAATAGAATTGTTGTATGACTTGCATGAGCTTGGTGTCGCGTTCTTCCCGGAAAGCGGTAAACGATGCCATGAGGTCGACCAGATTGGTCGCAGAATTTTGGGCTTCTTGTGCATATAAAGAGGCTGCCGTATTAGATGACGGGCTTTTCCCTTGCAGTGCGCCATGCACTCCCGAGATTTCTTGAAGCAGCCGCAATTGGAGATTGAGCATTTCGTATGCTCCCACATTGGTGGCATTGGTGCTTATCTGCTGTGGGAGGGCTCCATTGGGTTTTGGCTTGAACAATATGACTCCGTTGTATCTTGTCCATTCGTCGGCAATATCTTCGATTGTCATGCCATCGGGAATTTGGTCTTCGGGGAATAACAATACTCCTTTCGCACTTGCTCCCATGATAAAATCTACCATCGTTATCAAACGGTTGATGTACCGCTGCTGGTCTATGACGTCGGAGACGAAGCTATGTACGATTCCTCCGTTAAACGGGTATATGCTGATGGTATAGGGGTGTGACTTGTGCCAATAGGGTGTTTCCATTTCTTGCAGGACGTCCCCATAGGGGGATAGCCAACGGGCATACCAATATCGGTCGATGAAGTTCTCGGTCTCGATGAGTGGTATATCGTCTTGCGGTATCCCTTGCGAAATACCTTGAAGGATTCGATCTTGGTTTATCCTTTGAATATTGGGTAATTCTTCATAATCTATTTTATAGTATGTTCCTTCCAATGTATCGTGGCATTTCACTCTTAGTTTCGATTCTTTCCTCCATACTTCTATGACTCTGCATAATCCATTGTCTCGTGGTACAAGGAAGGACAGGGACTCGTCGCTGCCGGGCATGAGGTCTTGATAGAAATTGGAGAGCGTGTCTTTCGTCGCTGAGACATATATCTGCCGTAGTTCTTCCGCTCTTTCGACAGAACCATGTGAAAAATTCGCCAAAAGGTCTCCTATGGATATGTCGTGAATTTCTCCGATAATCGAACAATCCCAATAACGGAAATCTTTCATGTTAGTATCGAAGAATATGCGGTTGTCGGGTACGGTCATGACAAAGGCATCTTCCTTGTTCAATGCGGCATTCCACCCATAGTATGATTTATGGGCGACTATTCCAGATATGACGTAATTCTCGAATGTACGCCGGTCGACCTCCCACATTTTATTCAATGAGTAGGCGTACCGCATGACGATGGTCATCATCTCGCCTAGTTTCTGGTCGTCACGGTCAGAGGCGACACATACAGGCTCGGTTTGATTACTGCCGAACTGTCCTACAACAGTTTTGACGAGCTGACGAATCATATTGTTTTTTAAAGGTACTTTGCCTTGATCCCGAATATATTGTTCCTCACTTACATATTTTCTTTTATCGGAATCATATATAACATCACCCCATTGATTACCATAGGTATATTTCCGGCAACGCTCTGCATACATTCTGAATTTCGATAATGAACTCCATGCTTGTTGGGCTTCGAATAATACGTCTAAGGCTTTCCCTTCTTTGGCCTTTACCGTATCTGTGATTTGATCGGACTCTCGGTCTGTGAGTTGTGATTTTCTGTATAGTTTCATTGTGCTATCTTTAATTCGTTGATTATATCGTATAATGTATTGTCTATTGTATTTCGGAGCGATGCTATCTCGGCACTTGTCCGAATGGCTTCGTCTGCTGGTAAATCACCAGAAACTAGATCATCTTCCCACGTCTCAGCCATTCCTTCTAACTTCATGAGGTTTCTAATATGGACATTAAGTCCATCATACACACTCTTGTTCAATACTTTATCGGAATCTCTCGTGTTCTCGATAAACTCATCAATAAACAACTCCTTTAACAATTCGCTATCAGCTCGTTTCGAATCTCTTGCTTTATTTGCAAATTCATACCATTTGCTTCTTAATTTTGCTTTGGGGATTCTGTCGTTCGCTTCCCCCACAGCCGCACCTATGATAGGCACATCAGATAAATCGAAATCGGTAGGTCGTCCTTTTGTTTTTGTCACCAAAGCGTCTACGGCATTGTAGGCTTGCCCGAGAACTCGGAAGAGTCCGGGAACGTAACCGAGATAAAGTTGTTGAAGAACTGCCGGACTGTTGAGTTTCTCCAAGACGGGGATTTGTTCGAGCCAGCCTTTTTCGGCATAGTTCCCACCTGTCATTTCGTTGACAAACTCGCTCCATTTGACTAGTCCTTTCGGAGTACTTCCGTATGCTTTGCGAAATTCAGGAAGATTTTCATTCCATGGGGTTTCTTTGTACAAGGGTCGTCCCATGAAGTTCTCATTGAATGCGATGTGCGCTATCGGTTGTGCCCATGTGGGTGCAGCATTAGTCCAGCTTCCATAGGTTATGGGCACGATGTCCTGCCCTATCACGGCGAAAAAGTCGAGGGGTTTCACGGGGTCACTGATTAATGGGTGTTTTTTATGGTAACCTGTTATTATATCGGCCAGCATTATCCCCCATGCGTGGAATCCTCGCAAACTTTGAGCTAGCGGTATGAATATGAATTTGCCTTCTCCGACAGGTATTACCAAGTTGTTATATCGCTTTGTTTCGGGAAGTGCGTGATAGGCGTCTCCCCAACGATCATCGTCACCCGAGAAAATCGCACAAAGAAGGGAGTCGAGGAAACCGATGGAAATAATCGTTCCTATAACTTTGGCAAAGCCTTTCTTGTATTTCTTGATTCCCCTGTACAGGCGGTCTGTCCCTTGCAGGGAGGCATTGAGGAAGGCGTAATTATCAAATATCCATTGTATTCCTTCGTGGCTTCCCCGCCGGTTGAAGTTTGTGCTAACATTCTTGGCATCGGTGATTGCCGCATCTATTGTCTTCCCTTCCATTAATGCGGCCACAAATTGATTCAAACGGGTGACGCTTTCCATAAGCCGGGCTGTATCTTGTATGGCTTTTACTCCTGCCATATATCCTTTCTTGATCGCTTTTGCCTGTTTATTCATATCGACAGTACCGTACTTAACCGCATTATCTATCGATTTACGATAATCCTCAACTGTATTCGCACTGATATATCCTGTCTCTCCTCCTCTCGATACAAACAGATAAGCGGCTATATCGTAGTCGGACTTGGAAATTTTACCTTTTCTGCCCATACGATCCAAGAAACTTTCTATTTCTTCAATTGTATATCTCTTGTTTTTCGATTCTCCCCGAATATATCTCCGCATGGCAGCGAATGAATCGGGAGCAAGTGCTGCGATCTGTCGGGCTTCGGCGATCGATTTCTCGGCACTGTTGTAAGCGAACGCCCCACTGAAATCCCTTGCAAAGTTGCTAAACAGGAAAAATGCCGGAGAATAGGTGGTATAGAATTGTGACAAGGCTCGGGTAGTTCTCGCTCCCAATCTGTTCAAATGACGAGCTCCGTAAGTGAGCCACCCCGGTATATTATACCATTGGTCGGGTGTTTCTATCTTACGAGGCACATTTTTATCGAGGTTCAACCTACCGTTTATTGAATTGGAGACAAGCGGGTTGGTGAACAGTATGGACACCTTCTTCCCTGCGACGAATACATCTACCGTGCTTTCTTCCATTTGTGAGGGGGTCTTGTGAACCGTTCCACGATTGGAGGGATAGGCCTTGCTGAATCTGGCCATTCCGCTTTCCAATTGTTCAGCGGAGGGGACTTCGTCTGTTTCCACCCATGTTTTGTTGCCGTGTTCGTCGAGAATAGGATTTCCGTTGGTGTCCAATGCGAGGATTTCATACTTGGGTATTATCTGATAGATATTGGATATGGTGGTTATCTTTTTTATCTCGTCGGACTGTTTGGGCTTGTATTTGAGAATTTTCTCTTTCCCGTCTTTGTATTCGACCTCATAGGAATACCCGAACTTATTGCGCACGTCTTTACCGGCCAATAGGGTAAGCAGCCTTTGTTTCATTTTGTTCTTGTTGGCTCTCGCTATCTCGGTATTTGCCATAGCCATGATGGATACAAGCGGGTTGTCGGCTCTACTTGTTCTTCCTTTGGCTTGTTTATTTACTGTTGAGCCGGGATTGATTCTTATATTGGAGTCGTACATCTGATCCATCGTTTCTTCGGAGAATCCTCTGAGCGGGACATAAAACTGGAACCTTTTCTTATAGGTATCGGCATCTTCTTTTGAAACTAGTCCGGATTTTACAGATATGTCTAACGTTTTGTTCGTGGCTTTCTTGATTTTGTCCCAAAGGTTAATAACGGTATTTTCGCCTAACAAGGATTCGACCTCGGATATAAAATCTTCTGCCGTGTTATAATTTCGGGCATATTCCTGCTTGAATCTGTCGAAATAACCGGAATAGTCTCTGGTGGATAGTTCCTGTATGTAACTGGTTCTTTTCTTGTCGTAATCTTCGACTCCTTTGTGGGACTCTTCCCATTCTTCAAGTGCTTCCCTCCTCATGACTTGGTTACGTTCTATGCCGTGTTTGATTAGCATATAGTCGACAAGGGTATCTTCATCGACACCGTTTTTCCCATGTATTATCTTCTCATACAATTCGAGAAGCGGAAGGTAATAATCAGCATTGTATTCGTCTGCCTCGGCTTTTATCCTAGAATCCATAAAACCGGTGTATTCCCATGCATTCTCTTTTTCGGATATTTCTTTTCCAAGCGTAGAGGATATGAGTTTTTGAAGAGCTTCCAACGGTTGGTATCGATCAATCCAAACACGTCTTACCATTCCCCGGCGGAGAGCTGCATCGAATATTATGGCTATATCTTGCGGCAGAGTTCCATTGTCTATCGAGTTTCTTATATCATCGGAAATTATGTCGTTATTGTCGAATATATAAGTCAGACAGTTTTCTGCTTCTTGGTAATCGGGGAAGCTGGCTATATCGCCCGATATTTCGGCTCCATAGGCTGCTGGTGCACTTTTTCTTATCCTTTGTGATTGATTAGGAGACAATTGAGACAAATCGACGATTCCTTTCCTGTCCATAGATATTTTGATATAGCTCGAAACATCGGGTGCTTCCCTACGGAAGCGGGTATTCATCGTTCCATCGGAATTTTCCCCGGCAAGTTTGGGATTCTCGAAGTTTTCTACTATATTTGTGGCAGATAAAAGCTCTGAATTATCTTGTGCCCCCGCAATTGGAGCGGGAATGCGTAGATAGTTGAGAGCTTTTTCTCTATCTACATATAGTAGATTCCCGCTATTTATCCATCTTATAATGCTATCATCTTTCTTCCCATAAACCGATGTTACAATATTGAAATCCACATCTACTCCTTTCCCAACTCCTATACTTACTAATACATTTTTCCCATTTAGCGGCAATTCTGTAAGAATAGCAAAAGAGTTTGGTTGAGAACCGGAAAATACCATAATTGGGGTATCCATAAATTGTGGTAAGTCTTTCACTTCATTGACATCAAATCCATGTTTTTTCGATTTTGCTATTAATTTATTTCCATAAAGCTTCAATTCTTTATCTGGTATGCCTACACTTGATAAAATTTCATTGGGACGACCAAGATATAATATTTTACTCTGTGCATTCTCCTCTGTCAATTCGGCGAGTTCCTCGTTAAACCGTTGGTTCACTTCTTCCATGTCCTCGGCTGTACGGTAGCGTATATCGGCACTAGTCACTGTATTTAATTTCGCTTTTACCCAAAAATTGTATTGTTCCCGAATATTGTCTATTTCCTGTTGAGCTTCGGTAATTTTGGCTCCTTCGGATACATATTCTTCTGACAAGAATATACCCGAGTCTGTTAGCCTCCTCGACCATTCATCGACATATTCTTGAACAATTTGCCGCTTACCTTCTTTTTTATTTATACCGGGAATGGGTATGAAATGGGAGGACATGAGCTTATCGGAAAGCAGTCCATAATCTATCGGGAAAGGTGGTACTATCCGTATCGAGCCGGTGGCTCCGTTGTACCAATATCCTCCACCGACGGCTTTTATCAGCTTGAAGCTTTCCTGTACAAAATCACGGAAGATGGTCTTATATTGTTCTAAAACATATTTGTTTTGTTTTAATTTAGAATCACGAGACTTTGATTCTTGTTTATAAACGTTTTCATTTACATGATATTTATAGTATTCGGCTATTTGAGTATCAAGAGTGCCGGCCATTTCTGTACCTATATAATGGCTTAACTCCTCTATTAGTTGTGGAGAGGCGACATCGGGGAAAGGATCGGTCTTTGCCCCATCTATAAGACGGGAAACCTCTTTTTTCACTTCACTCGATGAATATTCCTCCATACCTTTGATTAGGTCGATTATCTCTTTGGACCGATCGCCGCTCAAACTTATATCTATTTCTACACCTATGTCTCCACCGGGGAAGAAGGCGATTTCTTTTCCGTTTCCAATGGTATCCATATTGTCGGAAGCCTCCATTCGTGGAGTGTGGTTGGCGAACCGTACTTTGAGCGTGTCGTTTCCTATGTTCAATTCTAGGTAACGACTTCCTGTTTTTGCCGTATGTGTTGTGTAGTCTTTTTCATCGAAATTTTCACGAAGGTATTTATCGACCGCTTTATATACCGAGGTGTGGTTTGTGCGGACTGTCTCGATTTTGGAGCCGTACCGGGGATTGACGACGATGGTGCGGAATCTAATAGAATCAAGATTCAATTTTTTATTGAGCGAATTGATTTCAACATCTGTAACAGCTCCTTCTTCACGTTGTTGAATCTCACGACCCGCTTCACTTACTATTTCATCTACCTCCGATGGAGTAAGCAATCGTTTTACACGAATTGAACCTGTAATAATCCACGGGTCGGTTTCTGGATTCGGGTTTGTTCGATACTTATAGCTTCCGTTAGTAGGCAAATAAGGAAGTCCTGCAAGTGAGTGTTGATAATTTCCATTGGCATTTAGCCCATAATTGTATGCTTCTTGTTGATAGTCTACGTCTTTTGCATATTCTACTTCTGCCCACACAAAATTAGCAGGGAACAATTCTTTTTCTCCTGTTATCGGATTTTTCCGATTAAACTGTATGGCGTATGGTATTTCTCCTAAATGCCAACCGGGACGGTAAGCCAGTTTTCCGCTACCACCTTGCGTTCCCTTTCCGCCTGCTTTCACTTGGTTACGTCCGGTCTTGCTCTGACTTACAATTGGTGCAGCATCTGCGTCAAGCCACACTCCGACAGGTGTATCTTCTCCATTGGGATTGGCGACCATAGGTGGATAGAGTTTCCCATTTTTTAGCACAAATACCTTGTATCCTATACCTGTATTCTTGGGTGGTTCCTCCTCTCGGATTCTGAACCGTATGTCGTCGTTCCCGGTGGAGAATACCCCAGTGTTGTCATATGCATCTTTCAGCTGATTCGGATTAAAGCATGCGATGTAATCCACACCCTCGTCCGTACCGATCAATCCGTCATAGCCCAATTTTTTTATCTCGGCTACAAATTGTGGTGTTTCCGTTACCAACCAATTGTTCCCGCTATTTAAGATTTCTTTCGCCGTTTCTACTGATACCGTATCTCCTTGTCCACCATAAAAACTCAGTGTTGGTATTTCATCTCCCAATGACGATAGAATAATATCTGCGTCACGCTGTGGAACGAACGGATTTTTTACATCAACAAATAAATCATAAACGTAACCCTCCTCTGTCCACTGTTCCGTGCCGTCCATATCGTCCGGAATAGACATAGCCCGTTTTTCTGCGATACTCCGCGCTTTCTCGGCATCGACACTTGTAAATATCATTCCGCTATATTCTCCACCTCTGAAAGTATAAAACGGTGCTTCTTGGCTTATATATGTTATACCGTCTTTCTGCCACCCTCTATTGGGGGTAATCCGGTCTCTACGAAGCGGTGTGCCATGAAAAACTACCTTCGGCTCCCCGTTCTCGTCGACAACTTTCGATGCTTTTTCCGGGCTATTCTCCCAATCACCGAACCAGTCTTTGAAAGCATTGGTGCGCACTTGTACCCATTGCTTGGGTGTAAGGTTGGTGTCCGCTCCGTTCGGGGCTTTCATATAAGTGCCGTTTTTCAGTGCTCTTTCGATGATGTCTTGCTCCTCGGGAGTGTATGCTTCGACCATACGGAAGCGGGTATCATATTTGTCGGCAGTTTCATTAAGGATCTGTTTCCTCTGTTCGTTATTGCCTTTTTCATAGATTTCGACAGGGATTTTCATGTTTTGTAGTTGATTCAACAGACCGGAATCCGTATTATCAGGCACAACAGCGAACTTTATTTCATCGAATCCTACGGCACGATGGGGTTTCGCCTCGAAGTATCTGGCACTCATCTGCTGTATATCTTTTACAATATCGGCTATCTCATTGGCTATATCCATTGTCATAGCCGGATATATGTCATGTAGATAATTGTATATTCCTTTGGCTGTGTGGGAATGTCTTACGGAATCAGTTATATTTTCTATCATATCGAATGCATCCCCAATTCCTTTATCTCTCATCGGAATATCTATCTGAGATAGCCTGTCGGTTATTTCGTTACGTCTCCCCTCGATTTCTTCGTTACTCAATTCCCGTATACGCTCTCTCGCAGCCTCTCTTATTTCGCCAATATTCTTGAACTCACTCTGAGCTGCCCCAAAGATACTTCTACCGAATAGACCTTGTCCTCCCTTTGCCGATTGTTTTTTCATGGCTTTGACTACATTATCGAGGGTTATCTCGTCATAAAGCGATTCCCACTTCCTACGGTTCCCCATAGGCGTGAAAAGGTCGGTCTCGTTACGAATTCCTTTTTTCTCGACAACACCGTCAAACAAGTTCCTTAGCCATTCTTCAAATTTCTTTTGGTCTATTCTTTCGTCTATCTTTTTCTTTGTCGCCTCAACGTCAGACTCCGTTTTATTGTTCCCGTTTTCGGCATAATCAACAGCTTGTTTTATGGCATTATCTATACGAATTTTCACTCTGAACGGTTGCAGTTTGTCAAGGTCAACGTTATAATACTTACCGAATATTTGCTTTATCTCGTTTTCAAGCACTGCATAACTCTCTTTTTTTAGCCTTTCAATACCGATTTCTTTCAGCATCTGTTCAAGAAATCCGATTCTTTCCGTCGAATACTTCTCTACTTCATGCTCCTCAAATTTCTCAACAGCATTCCCGGTCTCCGCAAGATACAATTGTTTCGCTCCATAGCTGTCCTTAAAATGATTTACAAGGCTATCCGAGCCAATCCCATTTATATAGCTTTCGTAATTGTCGGAATGGAAATAGGACGGATTGAACAACGGCAAATTTCCGGTTTTGTTGGCCCTGCGATAAATATCGCTCGTTTTATCTTCGTTCAGCTTATAACCCACAGTAGGGAATGTGGGTGTCCATGCGTCCTCGCCATATACTTTGTTCCGTCGATCGGTTGGGTTTATGGTCTCTTTGCCAAATACAAGCGAGATGTCCCCGAATGTGGAATGCCCGACTTCCGGTTTGGTAATGGCGATACTTGGCATGGGGAATCCTCCGAGCCCAATGGCTTCTTTCAGTTTATCTTCCGATATATTGTGTATAGCGACGAGGTCACCTCGTTGCTCTACTGGTGTGTTTATACGGAAGCGAGTACTTCCTATGTTTTCCTTTATACGGGTGTCTGCGGCTGATTTACGGATAATATCGGTTGTGGAGTCCCTGTCGGTGATACGGTTCTTTGATTTCCACAACAAATAGGCGATGTCGGAGTCGGTGAGGCTGAGGTCGATGCCTATCTTGCGGAAGGCTTCCTTGATGAACCGTTTTATCTTGCTCCACAGCGAGGGGTTGGTGATTCCTTCCTCGGCGAAATGTGCCAGATACTCATCGGCGGCGGCTCTCTTGCCGGAGAAGTCGTTGGCCGCATATCGTTCCTTTTCCTCCTCGGTGAGCGAATTGTAGGACTTATCGTCTATTTTCTCATCTATATATGCGCCAAACACCGCTCTTTCCCTATCGGTCATGGAATCCCATACTTGGTCGCACAGCTTGTCGAAGTTTTCACGACCGAGCATGGCGGGCAGTCCGTAGTGGGCTACTGTCTCGTGCAACAGCGTGCGTTGTGCGTCACGAATGGAGCCGTGGTTGGGAGTAACGATAACGATTTCTCCTGTGGTTTGGTCGTACCAGCCTTGACTCGTCAATTTCTTCGTGTAATTTTTCTCGGAAGGAGATATTTGAGAGACATCTCCCACAATCCGCACCGGGATATTGAGTTTCCCGGCTTCCCGCTCGATATATTCCTGTATCTCTTGCCTTCTCTCTTGTAGCGTTTTTTGCGTGGATAAGCGAGGTTTTTCTTGCTTATTTGAAGCACCTGTATTATCTTTACCTGCGGAAAAGCCGGTTTGGGAGAGAGCTGTGCCACCTCTCAACGAAGTTGTATCAGTGTCTGTCGTCTTGGTACTTGCCGGATTTTCTTTTTCAAATGCCGTCAATAACCAATTCTTTTTATTACCGTCCCATTCCAAACGAATGGTAGCTTTATGAGTGGTGCTTTCTAAATTTATACGGTTGGAGTTCCTTGTGGTAACCTGCATATCATTTAATATATCTTGCAGGTTGTCTAATACTTCGGGGTGATATTTTACCAGTTTTGCCAGACCGAAACCGTCACTATGTCCTGTTCCCTCTTTCCCCCATACTAAATCAATGTCCCCTACGTCTTTGTGGTATAAAGCGCCTATTGCCTCACCACTTTTCTTTTTCATTAGAAAATCAATGGCCTCTCTCGGTTTTCCCTTGAACTGTATATATATTTCTCCAAATGGACCTTCACCAACAGGGTCGTATTCCTCAGCTGCTCTGGCTTCTATTTCTTGTCGGGATAAAGCCGATTGGCTTCCGCCAAATTGTGTCTCATTCGTTCCGCTGCTTTGACTGCGTCGAATGGCTCTTTCCGCTTCTTCCATTCCTCTATCTTTTTGAGCTTCCGTTCCTCGCTCTCTTTGTGGAATTGATTGAAGTATTTCATCTTGGCTGTCGATTTGTTTTTCCTCTTGCGAAGATAATGAATTTTCTTTATCCGAATTACTTTCTCTTTCATTTATTTGAGTTTGCCCAGATGGGGTTTCGCCTGATTCATTGCGTCGAAATGCAATGTTGTTTCTTGGAGCCAAATCATCAGGTAAGGGTTCTAATTCTATTTGTTCTATACTTGATTGTTCAAGTCCATGAGATTCGTAATCCTGTGAGGCCATCTCTTGCTTTCTCAAATCTTCATTGGCTATTTGTTCTGCCAATTCAAGAGCTTGGGACGGAGAATAAACAGAAGACATTACATCGAGAATTTCATCGAGGATTTCATCGGTCTCATACCCTTTGAATGGTAAATCTGAATTTTGGACGTCTTGCTGTTCCCATATATTATGTGCTAATTGTTCTGGCGTATATCCGCTATTTGACAATAAAGAGATTCTCTTTCGTCTCTCTCCGGGAGAATCATTGATACCTAAATGCGAAGCAAGACCTTTCGATGAATCCGTATCTCCCCACTTAAATTTTATATTTCCAGTAGCTACCAATCGTAAAATATAATCTCTAAGCGATTTTATATCTCCCAGTGCGGCTATCCTATCTACTATATTCGCCGGTGTAGCTTTCAAACTTTGAAGATCGGAATTATTATCTTCAAGATATTGCTGGTATGTACCCAAACGTTCATTCAAAGATTTGAGCTGTTTTTCCTTATTTACTCTCTTTACAGGAGAAATTTCTCTCTCTATCTCTTTTTCAAGACGGGCTATTTCGGATTGTGTTTTCTTTGTCCCAGCCTTCGCCACTTCTATCATGGCTTTTACTCCTGCGATTTCTTCTCCATATTCGAACTGCTCTCGCAAAGGCATTTTCTTTTCGTCGACCTCTCCGTTGGACTTGCGATATTTTGCCCAGCGGTCTGTTTCTTCTTTCCCTTCTACATTCTGCTGTATTTCCCGGAGTTTATCTTCCACTCTTTGCGAGACCTCTTGTCGCATAGCTTCTTCCTCTCTGGTAAGTTGTTCTCCATTGGCTATCTTATTTGCTATGCGTAATACTGTACTATCTTCTACTGTGCCATCTTCCACAAAACGGGTATATTCAGAAGTATCGGTAATCTCTGATTGAGGAGCTGTTTGCCTGTTTTCCTCAATTGTAACTGGTAGTTTTTTTTCTTTTCCCTTTACATGGGTAATTTGCTCGGGTTTGATAGAAAGAGGTAAAGGGACACCATCTACTACATCTTCCACATCTACTCCCGAATCATCGATACCGATGATTTTCAATGTTCTTTCCACACCGGGGTTATCCGGGTCGGAATAATCTTTGAAGGTTACTACATCTCCTATCTCTAATTCGGACTTACGGTATAAAGGTTGTTTCTCAACCCCTTCGTCACGGGGTGACAACTCCCCTATCTCTCCACCGCTCATAGTAGAGGAGGGTGTTCGGCTTTGTTCATCGGATTCTACTTCATCAGCTTCGTTCTCTATCTGGCTTGCCATATTTGTTTTTGTGATGTCCTCGGCCATTGCACGTGCTTGTCCTACGGCATCTTCTGTCGACATAATGGATACGCTTCTTATGTCTTTGGGCGATACCATAATAGGAGTATCACCTATTCCTACCGGAACGGCTATAAGAGAGCCAGATTGCGTTGTAGAGGTATATTCTCCGGCTGCATTGGGTTCTAGTGATACGTTTCCTACCGTAAGTATGGCTTCACGACCGTCTAATAAGGTTACGGTTACTTTTCCTCCCATCTCTTTATTGATGAGTCTCATTTCTGCCTCGGCAGCTTTGTCCCCGGCTTCTTCGGCATCGGACTCGATCTTGCCGAGTATAAATTCATATCCGGTACGAGCCATTACAAAATCTTGTAAATCTTTTGCATCTCCTTTCCCTAAATCGTGTGTATTGACCATCGCCATGACATAATCTGCTCGACGGTCTAAGGGTACATTGTCGAGCCCGTGTATTATATCATCGACGGAGAGTCCTTCGCCGAGGTCTTTACTTTCATAGCGTTTTTTGGCTTTGCGGTATTTATTGTATGTCAAACCAACTCCAATGGAATTGGCGACTTGAAATCCAAGCGACATGATACCGACAGCCATTACCGTTTGGAATTGCTGTTCCGGGTCTTTGATGTCCTTCCATTCGACGTCGCCGACGGTAGCGGCATTAAGGAGCATGCCCAGTTCTTCCTCGGCTACCTCCGGTATGAATCCGTTAAATCCGGTGAGCTTACCGACTTGCCGGGCGAAACGGGTGGTTTTTCCTATCAATGGTTTTGTGAGGAGCTGTCGCCCCCCCTTGAAACGGGAGAGCAGTTTACCCAGATTGAGCCCCATGTAATTTCCCATGTACTCGGTTCCGTTCTCTATAAGGTTAGCGGCGAATCCTTTCAAGAATGCTAATCCTAGGCTTTCCCGGTCTTCTACTCCATGATGGGTATAGATTGTCTTTAACTCTCCGCCGGGGTCATTGATTGAATCTAACCGTATATCGTGATTGCCTACCATGCGATTCATAACGTCCTCTACCGTGTGAGCTACGCCCGATGTAATTGCCATTACCGTACCTCCCACAAGGCCGTCAATGGCGGCGTTCCCTAATTTACTTGCTGCTTTGACGGCTACTCTTCCGGCTGCATTTTTACCTGCATTAGCAGCTATGCGAGATACCGCTTTGGAGGCCGACTTACCGATTATTTTCTTAACTGCTGTCTTCGCAGCCGCTTTGGTCGCAGCAGATGCGGCTGCTCCTACACCTCCCGTCAAAGCGAATTGTACCAAGAATGGAAGAGATTGCATGGTTCCCTGCCCGATATTTTGCCAAGAGTCGAGTTGCAGGCTTCCTTGTATCTGGTCTAACAGGGAGAAAGCGGCCATAAGTTGCTGCTCTTCCCGGGTGAGTTTTTCGAAGCCTTCACCCTTGTCGCCTATTTTATTGGCGATAGCAAGCACCCGACCCATATCGATTGCATCTGTGGCTCCCAGCGTTAAAATACCGGAGTCAAATGAACGGGCAAACGCATCGGCAAAATTGGCGAGCCAGTTACCGTCCTTGCGCTTGTACATCTCTATGACATCACGAGCCTCGGATATGTATTTGCGTGTAAGCAGCTGTTCTTCGGATAACCCAGAACTCTTTTTTATCCTCCCTAATTCGTGTAGGGCATTATCATTTATAGCAGCATCTAATCCGCTTACAAGACTTTCCCTCAAACTAGGTGTTTTTACTGATGTCGATTTAATTCCTTGGTCTATATCCTCCTCCAACTTATCAAGCATGTTCTCAAATTGAAAAACTACGTCTTTCTCCAAACGTGTTCTGGCGTCGGCAAACCTATCTTCAATGGTTTTATCAAATTGAGATTTATATGCGTCGGAAACGGGGGTGCGGTTGGAGGAACTATTTGACACTCCTCTCCCTTCGGGTACTCCCCCTATATTGCCTTGCGACACAGATGGAGAGGGTGATTTACTTATCCAATTTTTATCGATTATTCCATCTGCTATTTGCTCGGCGGAAGTAGCGGCCTGTCGTACTTTTTGGAACAAGGGCGTATTTGCCGCCCCATATTTTCCATGACCCAAAGACTCTTCGTAATCGGCAATGCTGTTTTCCAATTCATCTTCGGATATAATTGTGTTTTGGGGATTTTGATTTGAAACAAATGTATTAGGTGATTCCTTTTTTGTTTCTTCCGTCACATACGACCATTTTTCATATCGCTGTTGGAACTTATTCCGCTTTGATAAAGGAATTGCATACTTTTTACCCTCACCATCGTACATTTCTACTTTTGACTCAGGATAGCGTCTTTCAAAATCTTGTATTTTATCATCAGGAATATTGTACCTATTCCCGTTTGCTCTGTATATTGGCATAATATTCTGTTAATCAATTATGTTTTGCGAAAAGTCATCATCTTGCGCATTGAGCTGCTCTATACCTTCTATATATAATCCTATATTTTCTGCGGCTTCCAAAACTTTTTGTTCAATCTGAGGATATTTCCTCATAAGAGAACCTATTTCTTGAATCGCAGTTTTTGCACTATTCGGATTGTTCCTTAACATATCGTCAATTCTTAACAACTGTTCCGAAACTGTGGTATTTTTACCATATTCATTTTTCATTTTCTCATCACCTAATCCTGCGTCAATAACAGCTTGTCGAGCTGCTTGAAAAAGGCTTCCAGCAGAAAACGGTAATTCACTCTCGGAGATTTTAATTCGTTTTCCACCAGACAAAGGAATATCAGAACCTTTTTTATATAGATCGCTGTCTTTATTCTTCATAGATGCTATACCGTATTTCGTTTTGTTATTGTCGGCTGCTATCTGTATCTTCGTAGCATTATTCGCATCATTTATTGATTTTTTATTTGATCGCTCCTTTTCGCTCTCTCCGGCTTCAAATCCAAATTTCATTAATAGGTCATTTAATTCATTTGCCCGTTCCCACTCGGCCAAAGCTCCCTCATACTCTCTTTGTGCTTCTGCGGCTTGTGCGGCATCACGACCGACCTTGTCTTGGAATGCCGCTTTTAACAGGCCTTGATCGTACAACATCTGCATTTGGTCTCTGCGGTCGAGCAGATTTTGGAGGAAAGCATTATTGACAGCCGTGGACGGTTTTCGGGCGGCGGCATTTCCACCTGCGGCTACTCCTATTATCTCGGCTAATGTGGCTCCTACATCACCAAGTACGGCCAATTTCCTCCGATTCTCCACGATTCGAGGATCAATTTCTTCGGGTCGTTTGAGTATGCGGTTATAAATAGAAACAAAAGATTCGCCGGCTTCTGCGGCTTCTCTCATCTGGGCTGCCTGTTCCGGGGTAACATGGAACACTGGTTTCTCAGAAGTACCATCGGCACTTACACCGTACCCGGTAGTGGTGTCTATATAGGGAACGGTGGTTCTAGGACGATTATGTATAGGTTTAGTAGAATCTATTGGTACATATCTGTAATAATCTCCATTCGTATCAAGCCTATATTCATTTCTAAATTTTATGGCATCAGGAGAATCAGAATAATACCATTCCAACTCTTTATTCAAAGTTGGGTGATTTTTAGATTTAACAAACTCATATATTCCAGTATTAGGATTCATATATACACTATTTAAATGAGCATTAGGGTATAATGCAAATCTTACCATATCCTCATATGGGGCAAGTTCATAAGCTCTTCTAAGATTATAATTTGTAGTATCCGATTTCTCAGGAGGAACAGTTTTGTAATATTCCTCAAAAGAGGGCTTGTTAAAACGATTGGCGGCTACTGTATTTTCCCATGATTGTTGCAGATTTTTACCGTCGACCAACGGCGTACCGTCTGTTCTCTTTCCACCGGAGGCAGTATTTTGCCAATTGGAATTTATAATTTTACTAACAGGAGAAACGACGGGTGGAGCAGGTTGTGTCAGATCAATCTTCTCCTCTGGCGTTTTTTCCTTCCATCTGTTTAATAAATCGTCTAATATTGCCATATCTTATCCATTAAATAGCGGGAGTGGTTGCATTTCCCGTTTTCTTATAATAGGGTGTAGTAAACAACGACCCGAGAAGATTTCCCGAATTGGAGGCTATTTGAGTCCAACTGGCTGCGTTTTGGGCATATTGTCCGGCTTTCTGTCCCAAGAGGTAGTTTTTCTGATTCAAATAGTTTGTCTTTGCATTGTCCTTGACTTGTTGTCCCATAGCGGCGATATTGCCGACGGTATCGGAAAGCGCACGGGCATTTACTTTTTTTACGGCGGCCTCAGCTTCGGGTGTGGCTCCCGTTACTACCGCCGAATTTCGTTGTGCACGAACAGCATCGGATAAATTTTTGCGGTATGTGCTCAATAGATTCTGTACGTCGGAGCGGTTCAAGATGTCTTGATAATAATCTTTCTTGAACATGTTTTCGTTTTCCTGTAATTGCTTGTCCAACTGTTTTTGCGCTTTCCTGTTTGCGGAAGCGGAGCCTAATCCTCCTGCGAGTATCCCGCCGAGAGATCCGATGAGACCTAATGTTTCCAGAATTGCCATAGAACTTTATTTTTTTATTGCAAAAATCGCTTTTCTCTGAAATCAAGGGCATACGTCTTTGCCATTTGTTTGGATATAACACTTAAAACGAAGCCTCCGAAATGGGCTTTTTGTGACGTATAACTGCTTTATTTACAACCTTTGGAGGGTCCATACTACCCGAGATGTATAGTCCTATCGCCCGGGACATGAGCAAGTCGTCATGTTTTCCTTCTATCGCACCATAAGCTCCATTTTTCTTTTTTTCATAAGTATCATGCTCATCAAGAACTTCTTCTTCCCGCTCGATATAGCCATTATCACGGATTATTTGTATCTGATTATTGATAACCATCGATTTGGTGGTTCTGTTGGTATGAAATCCCCAACGGGCAGGTGCTCCTTCTTTAATCTGCGAAGGAGGAGATTGCCGGGCATACAGGTTTTCATAGGAGGCTGCGACAAGGTCAAGTATATATTCTGCGTCTCCTTGGTCGGAAGCCTCCGTTTCTAATGTATTGCTTTCAAAAACCAGTAAAGCGGTATTATACCACAAGGCTATCTGGGTAGCCTTCCACGCCAATATATCGTGATCGATATGTCCTCTCCAAGAAGCGACAATCTCGGGTTTTCCTCCATACATAGTCCAATAGCGGTCTATCACACTTATCACAGACCAGTCGGCAGAATGGGATCGTCCTCCAATATCTACGGAAACAATATAACGATTGGATATATCGAGCTCGGTATCGGGTTTTTCCCATACTTTAAGCGAGCCGGTTGTATCTTCTTTGAAAGACAGTTCTCTTAATGAATCTTTCCCGGTTATAGAATGTGTATCGGACTGTAATTCACCCCGCCAACAAGGAGGCTTCGCATTTTCTCTCATACGGTGGATAGCATAACGATCGAAAACTCGCTCTCCTGTGTTTGCAAATGCTTCTACATCGTCGGAAGGGAATTCGCTCATCATGTGTTGAGCATCTTGAAATGTTTTTCTTTTGTTTCTATACCATTCTATGGCTTCAAGAGTGGCTCCACTTTCCCACAAATACCATTCGTAATCGGTAAAAGAGGATATAAGCCGCTTGTAATCGTCGACAGGTGTCTGATACATTTCTATATCATACCAAGGAATAAATATAGGGGTTTTATCCGACTCTCCTTTTTTTGCATTCTCATATTCGGTATGAAAATAATCCCCAACTCCTTGTGCCGTAGATTCCATGACAATGACGGAATAAGGAACTAGGGGTATAGATGAGCTAATGGAAGCTATCAAATCTCCTGTTCGTTTTTCTTTGGTATCGGGATACAAAGCAACCTCGGAGAAATGAACCATAGCTATATCTGCTCCTCGAACAGAATCGGGTTTTTCTGCCGAACCTATTGTTACACGGGCATTTACTTGTTGGATATAAGATATATTCTGAGTTCTAGCAAACGGTCTCAATTTAAGCGGACTATTCAATATCCAAGAAGGATAATTGTCGAGCAGTTTGCTATACATTGCTCGAATATTGGAAGATGAGTCTTTTACATGCGCTGCTATGACGCTATTCCACTGATGTTTGTGTACAAGCTGAATCCACGCCATATAGATTTGTGTGAGCGTTGAACCTCCCCATTGTCGGGCTTTGAGTAGAATCACCCGGATTGGTTTCCCCTCACGACGTTGCTGTTCGAATAGTTTAAGAAGTTTTCTTTGCGGTCTGTTCAAAAGAAAGGGTATATCGACCGATGTTATCTTATCTTTTATCTTAACTGTGGCTATCGCCCAAAACTCAAAATCGTATTTAATCCGCAGCAAAAAAAATTGACGGTCTATTTCTCGAATAAGCTGGGGTGTGGCTTGTTGATGAAGCCCGTTTTCAAGAAGATTTTTATAGGATTTTTCTTGGGAAAGTATCTGTACCCAGCCATTTTCCTCATACATATCGGCGGGTATATGTAGAGTCCCGAACTCTTCGATTTTTATTTCTTTTCGGGGTATTACATCTGACCCCTCTCCCGTTACCGGATCATACGGTTCCGTAAAAGACATTCTCCTTTTTTTGTTCTCTGCTATTATTTCAGAGTAATTCATTCGATGCCTCCTTCCTTTTTTGATTGAAAAAAGCATCTTTTCTTCTCATGGCTATGATATGCCTCGCCGTACGAACAGAAATATAAAATTGTGGAGCCGGAGAACGAATCGCCCTTCTGACTGCTTCTGAAAACGATATGCGATCATCACCGGCTTGAATTTCACAGGCTTTTTTGTATAGGTCGATGTACATCTTTTGCTTTATGGGACAAGATGTTATTCGTTTCCCTTTTTTTATGTTCAGAAGATTGGTTATGGCTTTTTCATTACCGATATAAAACCGCTTGGAAGGGGATTGAATCGCCGCTTGATAAATGTAATCACACATTATCCCACCACACAAATTGAGGGTGTAGTAGAACGTGTCACAGAACTCTCGGTCTCTGCTTTCTTGATAATCTAATGTAGGCATACGCAATTTGATTTGCGTATGTTGGGTATCGGTTTGATGCAAATATAAGCTAAAAAATCGATTTTGCAATGACGTACTGCCCTAAAAATCGCACTGACCGATTTTGCAATGACGTACCGTCCTAAAACTATGAAAATGAGATTTTTGTGTTGAGTTTTTTTTTTGAACCCATCACAAAAAATCGTATGGAAAAAGATAAAGAAGAAATTACAGCACAAGTTGAAACTCCATCTGGAACAGTAGATGAAACCGTAAAAGCCGAATCTCCTAAAAGCGGCCGATCGGTATGGGTAGAACGACTACGTACGACTTACCCGGATAAAGATGTAGACTATGAAAATGACGATGATGCTTTCTACTCGGGATTAGAGGATTTTTATAATACCCGAGAGGATAGAATCAGAAAACTTGACGAGGGTAATAAATCTCTCACAGAAGCTTTGGCTCGTGAACCGGAAGCGGGATTATTTCTAAGTGAATTAATTGCAGGGAGTGAAGTATTACCTGCCCTTGCAAAAAGTTATGGAGATATTCTCGGAGCTGTCTCGGGTGACGAAGAATCCATGAAAAAATTTAATGAAGGACTTTCGGCTCGCCGGGATTCTGAGAAATCATTTAACGAAATCAGAGCAAAACAAGAGGAAAACGCAGCCCGTAATGCAGAGACCATCGGCTCGTTTTTCGAAGAAAAATCGGCCGACGACGCAGAACGGACGGCCTTTGAGGATTTTGTATCGTCTCTGGCTGACAGCATTTTCACTTTCAATTTCGACCGCCCTACCCTCGATGCTCTTTGGAGGGCATACAAACATGATGAAGACGTGACCGAAGCGGCCACTGTGGCGGAAGTAAAGGGGAGAAATGCCAATATCGAACTCCAAAAAAGGAGCGTAAAGAACGACGGGACACCCAATCTGAACAGGGAATCGTCAGATAGGATAACGGCGAATGTGACTGTCCCGAGGAGTAAACGAAGGGGGATTTTTGAAAGAGGAGAAATTGTTTAACAAAATAGGTAAAAAAGATGAAAATTTTAGGTAAAGAAGTGAATTGGAAATATATCGCTGTCGCCGGCGGTATTGTGTTGTTGTTTTTATTGTTGTGCTCCTTCGGGTTGTTCACATCAGGTGAAACGGTCATCGGACTGGCCGCAACGGTTCCTCTGGCAGGAGGTGGTGTGAATGTTACAGACGAGCCGGTATCGGCAGACTTGACCAAAGAGGTGTCGCCGGATTTGTTGAAAGCGCATATAGACAAAGAGGTTTGCCGAATTATGCCTTCGTCTACACCGGTAGACACGGTAAGCCGTAGCGGTCGGGTGATTTCGGTAGGTTCCCGTGAATATGAGTTTTATTCGTTGGACACCAAACCGGCTTTGACAACCTTGAAAGCGAAATATACAGAAACGGCGTCGGCCGGTGCGAAGCTCGACACGGCGAACAACGATTATTTCGAAGTTTCGGACACGATAAAGGTTATCGGTGTAAAAGGTTATGACGAGGGAGGAACTACTGAAAAAGACGAGTTGGTTCTCTATGTAATGAGTAAAGATGCCGACGGTAAACTGAATGTCTTGGCGGTGAATGGTAAAAAGAGCGGTAGCACACTGGGTATAGTACCCACCATCGAAGCCGGAACTGAACTCCTGCGCATGGGACGAGCCGGAGCGGAGAAAGATGCACAAACTGCACAATTCGAGACCTTGCCTACCAAAGAACAGAATTATGCCCAAAAGTTCTGTACGCAAGTCGAAGTTACCGATGTATATCAGGAATGGACGGAAAAAGAAGTCGATTTCACGTTCACAGACATGGAACGCGATGCCATTTGGGAAATGAAGCGAGGTATGGAAATGAATTTCTTGTTCGGCAAAAAGAACAAATTACGTGATACGACCAAGAAAGAGGACGTGTGGTTTACTGAGGGTATTTGGTGGCAAGCAGGTAAAGACTGGACTTATGACGCATCAGCAGGAATGACCGCGAAAGATTTGATAGCTCTCTGTAAAACGGCTTTAACGGGAAATGCAAGCAGTAAGAAAAAACTGGTTTTCGCAGGAAGTGATTTTATCGAACAAGTGACGAACCTTGATATTCAGAAAGTCATGCAGGGGGATCAATACAAAGCCGAACTTGGGCTCACGTTCGATTCCATTCACTCGAAATTTGGAGATTTGTATGTGGTCTATACAGAATCATTCGATCTGGCAGGCATGAGCAAATGTGCCCTTGTGGTGGACGATAACTATTTGACCAAATTTGAATTCAAGTCGTTGTCGAAAGAACGCAGGGATTTCAAAACTGCGGGTATACGTGAGACGGAAGGTGAATTTATCCAAGAAATTTCTGGCATTGTATTGAAGAATCCGGGAGCTCACGTTCGTATCACTCCGAAAGCTGAATAAAAAACAAACAAGGGGAGTATCGATGAAAGATACTCCCCATAAATCATAGAAGTTATGTTGAAAGTATATAAAACCCAGACTTACCTGAGCATGCCGATAACCGTGAAAGGTAAATCGGTACGCATTGAGTTCAGAGGGAATAAATTCACAGGCGGATTTTTCTCGACCAAAGACAAAAATGTGCAGAAAGCGATAGAGTCTTCTAAGGAGTTCAACAACATTATATTTTTAGATGCTGTCGAGGAAGAACCTGTAAAAGAGAAGGAAGACAGAAGGGTAAAAATAGAGTCTGTAAAATCGTTTCAAGAAGCTGTCGAATATCTGAAAGGTGAGGGAATTATCGCTAAAACGCCGGAAGAAATCAACTCGGCAGCCGAAGAATTGAACATTTCATTCCCTAATCTAAAATAACCCCATGCAAATATCCCGATTATCTTATCTGGTCAAGGTCGTTATCGATGAAGTCACTCCGTCGACCGTCGAAATTTCATACAACGACATGCCAATAGATGACAGAGTAAACAGCCTTGCGGAGTCCTGCGCAAAAGAGACCTTACTGGCTTCTCCACTGAGATATTTGCCTCACAAAGATATACCGGGAAATGTAGAAATATATGGAGACGGGAGTGGATATGTGCTACTCCCCTCCGATTTCCTACGTCTTTTTTCTTTTAAAATGGAACTTTGGAAACGTAGGGTAAATAATAGCATAACGGAGGAAAGTGAAAGTTATCTGCTACAAAAGAATCCTGTCACACGAGGAGGTATAAATTTCCCCGTATGTGCAGTGGTTAATAGTGAAAAAGGGCTCATTTTAGAATGGTATTCTGTCCCTTCTTATGTAAGAATGCCCAAATGTACGGAAAAAAGATATGTTCCCATACCTGAAATAACGAACTCTGAAATAAATATTCCACAAGGGCTGGAAATGCTCATGGTATATATAACAGCCAAAGAAGTACTGATGAGTTTACAACAATATGACATGGCAAAAGCTACCGAAGAATTGATACTAACGGAAATGAAACAATTATCTATATAAATCGACATGTGTAGAATATTCAAATGCAATCGAGCCGGGAAATATATCGGTTTTTATAACAGGCTGGAAGATGCCATGCGGGATAATCCGATGGCGCAAAGGGACTGGTTTTTCACCAACGGGGAAACATTGAGCGTTTGGATGTTCGACGGGAACCGCTGGCTAGATACCAACAGGGCTGTCGGAGCTGTGAACATGATCGACAACCCGGAAACATTTGTTCCTGATGTTCTAGCGGGTGAAAGTAAGACTTATTTTTATATCGCCCCCCAAGCAGGAGAATATACCTTCACTAATTTTGGAGGGATTTCTGTATCAGTAGAAAAACCTAGTCTTATATCTATGGATTGGAATGGGATCGAATGGGGCGATACAATCTGTGAGTTTCCTGTTCATGGAGAGGAATTATTGCCGGAGGTCGAACTAAGATTCGTGAGTTTACCTAACGACGATGTGAGCGAAGTATACGGTATCCGTGAATCTAATATTATAAAAAATTGCTATGTGGAGTTTCGAATGTCGCAAGGCTGGGATTTTATCAATCGAGAGAAAGAAAATATTTATTTGTGCCTGAACCGATGGAAGAGTAAAAATATGGCACGTAAATCTACCAGCCTCAGAAAATGGGTTACGGTTTATGATTTCTTTAAAACAGGAGATGACTTGTCTCATTGTTATCCCAATAAAGGAGAATTTCTGAACGGTTATTATAGATACGAAATGAAAGGGCTTCCTTTTTGGACACAATCTAGAATAAAACCAGTCGCACTCTCGGATTTAATTGTAGGAGAATATCATGGGGAATGGATCAGGATACCTTACTCGATGGAAAGCATTATGCGTAGATTTATATACATGCGTAATCAAAAAAGTGAACACGATTGGGAGGTCGTGCCTCCTCAAAAATTTTTCGATTCGAGCGGAACGAGTGCTGAAATGGTTTGTTCCGGAGGAAAGATGAAGATGTCACATGATGAAGGACATGCTAACTTTGTCAGTCTCACTTTGGGATTGTGTTTAGCTATAAAAGACTTATCGGTGACTAATTATGAAAAATGGATAAAAGGCTGTATGACGGCCTTCTGCGGAAGAATGGGTTATACTCAAAAACTGGGATTGTTCTATAATGCTACTTTATATGGGAAAAACAGGTTTGTTAAATAACGGGAGGTGCATTATCTATTTTTTTCTGCTCCGGCAGGAATTGTAGGAGGAGTTTCTGCTCCGGCAGGAATTACCGTTTCATGCACTTCCCTTTTTATATGTATAAATTATGGAAAATATCAAACTACCCTTAGATTTGAATCTAAACCCTATCGGGGTTTTGCAGCCTGGAAAGCAATATTACATTGAAGGAAGCGGGGATTCGGTAGAATTGCCCGAAGCCGGTGTGTATATGTTGAGCGTTGAAAGCGGAAAAGTCATACAAATCGATTACCCGGACGGAACAGACAGCCGGTTAGTTTTGGCTACCGGAACGATTATCAGTTTCTATTTCCCTGCTGGAACGACTATTAGTGTCGGAGATGAAGATTTGCAGCTTAACATCAATAAAATGCGGTAAGCCATGAGTTTAGGAAGATTGGGATTAGTCCAAGCCGGGCAACCGTCGAAGCAGTGCCCTACGTGCCCCACGCTTGCGGAGATGACGGCCGACGCTACGGCCACGGCTGCCGATATTATGGCTGGAAAGACGGCGTATGCACGGGGAGAGAAGTTGACGGGCACACTCGTACCCGTTACCAAAATCGACGTGGCAGCGGAGGGGATTAGTTTCGGATATTCGACTTTCGAAGAAGTTCCCGAAGTATTCGATTTCTCGAACATAACGAATATTGCAAATTTATTTTATAATAATAATAACTTAAAGTCTATCCCAAAATCTTTTGATCTAAATTCACAACGATTATTAAACGGTACATTTAATGGCTGTCGTAGTTTAGTTGCAGATTTAATCTTAAAAAATTCTGTGAATGAAGGAATATATATGGGATTTAATGGCTGTGAATCCATCATGACGGTTGAAATAGATCTGCCCAATGCAACTACTATGTATTTTGCGTTTAATAAATGTCTTAGTCTTATATATAAAGGGACTATCAACTTACCTAAATGCACCTCTCTCTATCAGTCATTTTGCAACTCGCAGGCATTAACGGAGTTTCCGAGGATAAATGCCCCTCTTGTCAAAAATTGCAGTTATACATTTTATCTGTGCAAGAATTTGACAAGTATTCAAAACTGGGATTTTTCGAACGTGACGGAAGCAACCAATATGTTTAAAGAGTGTTTTGCTCTGTCGTCGATAGGTGATGTGATCTTCTTACACACCTCTCTATCGCTGGCAGATTCCCCGAATATCGATGAAGAGACTTTGAATCGATTCGGAGGATTTGCCAATGCTGCCGGAGAAAGCGGTGTAGCTCCATTAAAAACTTTGGGACTACCGGCAGCTACGTTGACATTTAACACGGCTGCACAAACTTATTTGGAAACAGAAGGTATCATAGCGAAACTGACAGATGAGAATTGGACGGTTAATTTCGCCGATTCGATGTAATGGATAAAAGAACACAATCAAACAAAACCTCATAAAAAACAAATACCCATGAATATAGAAGAAAAAAGTTATCAAAAAATCACTCCGGCAACGGAAGGTAATTACCTGACTACCTACCAAGAAGGCGACGATATAAAGACTTACGAGGGAGTAAAAGCGATGTACACGCCAGCAGACTTCGACGCTTCGTCCGTAAGGGAGATTACACCGGAGCAACATCTAAGCTACCAAAAAGCCAAAGAACAGGCTTTGCAGGAGGAAATACAAGCGTAGCATATTTAAGATTATAGGAGATTGATCGATGAGTGAAAAAGATCCCATAGTGAAGTACTCGTGGGAGGATATTAAGTTTACCATTGGCTTTGAGGACAAGAACGGGAGCCCAATCGATGCCGAGACGAAGAAGTTTAAGTTCATCTACAAGGACGAGGCCGGTTGTTGTTGCGAAGTGAGCTACGACGGAAAGACACGTAAAAACTGTGTGTTCCGTGACGGCGTGCTGTACGGCATATTCAATTCCGGGACTTTCCGCTATGGCTTGCTCACGGTCGAGAGGCACTACTGGATAGAGGATGCCGATTTCGATGACGGCAAATGGGACTATGGCGATGTTTACAAAACCAATATAATCATCAAGTGATATGGCTGATAGTGATTGCATAATTGTTCATGAGCAGGTGGTAGTGCCCGATGCCGCCGTGGTGGAGGAAATGGTTGCCTTGCCCGGTGAAAAAGGAGACCCTTTTACCTACGACGATTTTACGCCGGAGCAAATCGCCGATCTTCAACGCCCTGCGACAGAGGCGGCGGCAGTCGCCAATCAAGCGGCTGAAAATGCCAATAAAGCGACCTCGGATATAAAGGCTCTCGGTGTCAAGTTGACGGCAGAAGAAGCGAAACGGGAATCTGCTGAAAGCAGCCGTGCCTCGGCGGAGAGTGAGAGAGCCGAAGCGGAAGCTCTAAGAGAGTCGAGTTTCTCCCAAATGCAAACTACGCTCGAAGGGCTTATTACGGATACCCGCACAGCCACATCGAACGCTAACACGGCGGCGGGAAATGCGGAGAATGCCGCAACGGAAGCGAACAACTCGGCAACTCTCGCTAATGAGGCAGCCGATAAAGCAAACCAAGCGGCGGAGAGTATCGCATACAAAGAGAATGGTTTTTACATTTCCCATGCTTTTCTTGAAGCCACAGATTTAAGGTATATAGGATTCAAAGAGATAAAAAACGACAAAACTTGTTACCTGCTTACGATGGGCAGGTGCTTGAAGTTTTCTTTGGACACTTACGAGGTGTTTTGGGACGTCAAATTGGAGGATTATGGAGTGTCTTGGCATAACGCAGCCGAGCAATTGAGGGTAATTGATGATACCGTATATATCATATGTACGAAATACACTGACCGAAACTCAGGTATTTGGCTTGTAAAACTGAACGAGGAAGACGGCACATTCATTTCAGAGGAGCTGATACCTATTCCTGTTCAGTATGTATACTCTACATTCAAGAACAAAGAAGTCTTAATTACAAAGGACTATATATACGGGGTTGATAGGGTCAATAAACAGATACTCCGATGTTCGATGGAAGACAAGGTGGTAGAAATTGTCGATTCCATAGACCCCGCCGTAGGCATCTATACTGTATTTGGAAATAGATGGATAACCCTGCCAGATGGAAGTGTGAAGTATGCCCTTGTTTGGATTTCTGCCAAAAACCATATCAAGATTGTAGATGAAGATAATAATCTGTACTCGATAGAGCTGGCCTTCTCAAATAACACAGAAATTACAACATCTCAGAATACATATATTCATAACATAAATTTCAAAACACTATATATTAACTTTATTAAAAATCCGTATAGACATTTAGTTCATTTGACGGACGGAGGAGATAACTCCTACTCTGCCAAAAATATCAGTGTAAGGAACTCGTATCAAAATTTCCCATACACCACCGAATTTTACGGAAATAGTATGACAACACCAGATACCATTGTAAGTACGAATATTTTGAGTACGACAAACGAAGGGTTTTATAGACCTATTACCAACAAGGCCTATATTTTCATGTCGAACGATCCAGATATGTTACTTGCTGCCAACCTTTCTACTTCAAGAACCGGCGTAAGGTGTCAGATTGAAATAATCAATCCTATTTAATTGAATAATTATGTATATAGCTATTAAAAACGAGAAGATTATAGGCATATACGCCGACAATGAGAGAGAAGGGTTGATAGATGTCGGTATTATCCCATCTCCCGAAGAGATACCCGGAAAAATACCCGTGATGTATTACCGGAACGGGGCGATAGTCTATGAGTACGAGGAAGCACCGGAAACGACGGAGGACGGCACGGAAACACCTCCCGTACCAATGGACTACGGAGAAACGGTAAACGAGTTAATACGTCGGAAATATACCTTGTCGGAGGAGTTGGCGATACTTCGGCAAAGAGGTACGAAAGCAGAGGAGTTCGAGGCTTATAACGCCTATGCGGAATCCTGCAAAGAGGAAGCCAGATTATTAATCGAAAAACAGAAACATTGATATGGGAGGGATAAACGAGGCTACGGAGGTAGCCAGAGGGATAAGCGAACAGGGGTTCTTGGTGATGACCGCAGCATTCTTCTTGGTATTGTCGGCCATGATGATGGTGGCCTGCTTCAAGTGGTTCAAATCGATTATCACCAAGAGTATGGAGGATTACGGAGAATCCCTGAAAGAGCTTATTGAAAAGACGAACGACCAGAATAACATGTTGTCCGACATATCGGAAGGTCTTAGACCGGAAACGCAGCTTCGGATAAAGAACATGACGAGTGAATTTTTCAACCTTTCCGCCAGACGGGTTTTGGAAATTATCGAACAAGTTAGGAAGGAAAACCATATATCCGACAGGAATAGGACGCATGAAAAAATTATCGGAAATCTCACGAACCAGTACGAGGACAGGAACAGCCGTTTCGACTACTTTACCTATCGGGGTAAACGTCTTTCATGTTATACCAATCCTGAATGGATAGACTGGGTGGCAGAGGTTGTCGAGAACGAGATATATGCCCATACGGTGAACGATGACAGGGCTAGAACCAATGTATTTTCTGTCTATGACCGTATCAAGCTCGATTTTTATCACCGATTAAATAACGAATAATATGAAGAAAATTTTGGAAAGAATCAAAGGGTTGTTATTGTCTATTCCCCACGACAAGCTGCTGCATTTTATCGCAGGAGGTGTCATCGCCTCTTTCTTCGCCATCGTGATAGGTGCGACGGCGGAATATTGTGTGCTGTTCTCTGCCATAGCGGGCTGTATCAAGGAGGCTGTCGACGAGTGGAGGAAGCCGGGGGCTTGGTCGTATGCCGACCTGCTGGCTACCATACTGGGCGGGCTGGTGATTCAAATCGAGGTTTGGATTGCCTGACGAAAAAAAAGAAGAAAGACATGAATAAGAATGTACAGGATTTTGTCATCGAGACGATCCAATCGATTGCCTCGAAAATACCGGGAATAAGTATCAGGTATGCCTACGACATACAGACCAACTTCCATATCGTGGAGGTCTCTCCTGAAAGCATAAGAAGAGGCAATGAAGAGTACATGGAAATGGAATATAACTTGTGTAATGAATTTTATGAAAAATTTCCAGAAGAGGATTTGCTCGTATCTGAGCCGGACAGAATTAACAACATGGAAAACTTAATCTTCGAGATATGAAATACTTCACGATGAAAGAACTCACAAAGAGTTCGACGGCAGATAAACTGGGTATAGACAATACCCCGACGACCGAAGCGTCTGTTGCGCTGTCGAACCTTGTCACCCATGTTTTAGACCCCTTGCGGGAGATGTACGGGAAGGCGATAACCGTCAATTCGGGCTATCGTTGTCCCAAACTCAATGCCGCCGTGGGTGGGGCGAAAAACAGCCAGCACATGAGGGGCGAGGCGGCGGACATCACGGGAGGGAACAAGGAGGAGAACAAGAAACTGTTCGAATTGATTCGGGATAACCTTCCCTTCGACCAGTTGATTGAATATAATTATAAATGGATTCATGTAAGCTATTCATCAATGCATGATAATAGAAGTGAAATTCTACATTTAAATCACTGATTATTAGCATATAAAATAAATTATTTGTATATTTATAGTATAATAATTATGTGAGTATGAGAAAGGAAGACACCAAAATTTTCAGGATTGGAGAAACATCAATCAATTGTCAAGGGATAAAAATGGAAATTATTGCATATCGAAAATGTAATGATATTGATATATTGTTTCTTAATGGGAGTGGTGAGGTAAGAAAAACTAAATATTGTCATTTCTTATCGGGACAAGTCAGATGCAACTCTGTACTAATTAAAACAAAGAAAGCAAAGGAAAAGGAGAAAAGAAAACAAGTTATGCTTAATAATGGGGCAATACCTATACCTTTTAATAAAAAGTATTATGTGGATAGATATGGGAATGTATATAATTCTAATTATAAAAAAATTAAACCTATAAAAATTGGAGGGTATTTGCATTATGATATCCCCAAAGCAGGAGAACAGCATGGAAGGTGTTTAGCCCATAGAATTGTTGCGTTATCATTTATCCCTAATCCGTATAATAAGCCACAAGTTAACCATATCGACGGTAATAAATACAATAATATAGTCGACAACTTGGAATGGGTTACCCCATCAGAAAATCAAAAGCACAGATTCGATGTACTACACGATTCCCATTTTGGAGAAAAGAATACGCAATCTAAACTCACAGAAAAATGCGTGAGGGAAATTATAAAATTAAGCCAGTCGGGGTTATCTTATAAAGAAATATCGAAACGCTTTGATGTTTCTCCTTCTACTATCTACGATATTATTTCCGGGTATTCATGGGCACATATTACCGGTATATCTCCAAGAAGGAACAAGGAAAGAATGATTCAATTGGGATATTATGACAAATACTGAGCCTATGAGACATATCGTATTCCTATTGTTGTTTTTGGCTGTCTTGGCTGCGACGAGTTGTACCAGACATGTGTATGTTCCGGTGGAGACGACAAAGAGCGACACGGTGTATCTGAATCGGGTGCAGCTCGATTCCATATACATGCGGGACAGTGTTTTCATCGAGAAATCGGGAGACACGATACGTGAGTTCCAATACAAGTACATATACAGGTTCAAGGACAGAATCGATACGCTGTATATATCCAAGACGGACAGCATACAAGTACCCTACCCCGTCGAGGTAGTAAAGTACAAGACTCCCCGATGGTGCTGGTGGGCTCTCGGTGGCATTGTCTTGCTGCTTGTCCCTTACATCATGAAATGGATAACAAAATTGAAAGGACTGGGTTTCTTGATATAATTTGATTTACGACTCCTTCCGAGGCTTCGGAGTATAAAGGAAAGCCTCAATCTCTTGCTGCTCTTCCAAAACTAACAAGAGACAACATCACGGGGAATGTTACGAGGCTTTCACAGCCTTTAAACAGGAACGTGATGTTTTTTATTGTGTCAACAATCTATAATTTAACAAATATTTAAAAATGCAAGAGATATGAAAACCAATGAAATCTTTGAACACGTCTTGCAAATCGTTTGCGAGGAATGTGAGCTGTGTTACGGCGAATTGATTAACGGTGCGAACAAAAATGCGGTCGACGCACGTTGCCTGCTCATCTGTGCGTTGGTATCGCTCGGATTTACGGAAGAAAATATAGCGTCTTACTTGTCTATGACAAGACAAGGAGTGAATAAGTTGAAAAATACGTTATCACACAGGATTTCACAAAGTTACATTCTATTAAAGAACAATCAACTAATTAGCAAACGTATAGCAACTGAAATTCATAGATAGCAACTGTTATGACCGTATGTTTGACACACCGGAAGATGTTCTTTCGGTATAACTAAAAAAATAAAAACATATGGAAGGAATTAACAGAGAAATCGTAGAAAAGAAAGTCTACGAAGAAGGAAAGAAAGAGTATGCCTCTAAGGGTGTAGGTAATGCCGGTTTAGCATTGGGAATCGTCGGTACGGCTCTTGGCGCAGGTGCGCTTTGGGGAAGACGCAACGGGATTTTCGGTGGCGGTTCCATGCCTGAGAACGTAAACATCAACACGACGACAGGTGGCTGGGGAGGTTCAAGTGCTGTCGCTCCCACCGCATTTCAAGCATGGGAAAAAGAATGTGAGGATGCAATTGCTCTCACCAATACCATTTGGGGATTAAAAGTCAACACGCAAGACCAAATGTATGCACATCGTGAAACCGATGTGGCTGAAAAATTCCAGTTGTATAAGTCGCAAATCGACGCAGATTTCGGACTTTACAAGACAAGCCGAGATTTATACGATGTATTGAACGAGCGATATGCCAACAAATTCAATGAACTAGACAAGAAGGTAGCTGTTTTGGAAGCCACCCGTCCGTATCAAGACAGATTGATTCAGTGCGAAATTGATCGTGCCTTCACAGCCTCCATCAATTACACGGATCGCAAGACTTGCCGAGCTATCTATGGCGTTGTAGGTCTTCCTTCTACTCCTACCGTAACTGTTTTGGAGGGTGCAAACCCTTTCGGTTGCAACTGCAAAAGAGCAGCGTCGGAAACTCCGACGGCATAAAGGCCGAAAAGAAACGCAAGAAAAAGCGTTAGTGGTAGAGCCCCTTCGGGGGCGATACCACTTTCATTACCGATTACTAACCACTAACACGAATAATTATGAATTTTACAGACCCTTTATTAAACGACAGGAACTTTTCTATCCCCGAATTGGAGAGAGAACAGGAAGCCATGCAACAAAAAATTGCTGAAATGAAAAGAAACTATCGGCAATCTGCGCAAACGACTTCTTCTCCCGTGTGGGACGAAATAGACAGGATTATGGACTCCTTGACCGAAAAGGAGTTTAGGTTTATGCAAGAGAATGAAGAATTTCAGCAAAGCAGCATGGAAATTCAGAGTATTCTCAACCGGGAGTATATGCGGATTATGAGACCGATAGTCGAAGGGACAAAGGACGGGAAAGATGCGTTGGACAAACACCTTACCCTCACCAAACGATTGAAGAAAACTGTTAAGGACGAAGCGGATAAAAAGGACGCCTTGATGAACGAATATATTACTCAGTACAGCGACATGAGCTGGAATGAATTTATGGATATGAAACAAAGAAAAACATCGTCTAAATCTAAGAAATAATGGAACTGAAAGAAAAACTGGAAGCTGTAAAAACAAAGTTTAATAAGGCTGCTCATACATGGATAGATGATAGGATCGATGATTTTACACGAAATAATCCCCAATTAAAAACTGTATCCACATACCTCAAACGTGGAGCAAAAAATTATTTGTTGAAAGAAGACAAAAAGATTAACGAACTTATCGATGGATTATCTTTATTTATTTGCGACGAAAATGGGAACATAGATGTTAATATGCTATTCGATGATTTCATTGAAATATTCAATTCTATGGAAGAAAGAGAATTTAATCTGGGTATTCTTAAAGGTAATCTTGGCTCTGGGGCCATGAAAATAGAAATACCAAATAATCTCCTGACTAATTTGGTATTTGGAAATATGGGGTATATTCGTATTACATCGGGTGACTTAGTTGAGCTTAAAAAATTATTTATAACGGAATGAAAACATTATAAAAAGGAGGTATAAAATGAAGTACAACGAAATGATTCAAAAAGCAAGGACAAATGGAATATCCAGCGATAAAATTATGAATGAAGGAATAGAGTCCATTGATAATTTACTTTGTATTATAGAAAAGGAGCATCCTAATATATATTGGAAATTTATGAGAGAGCAACATGGTATCTTATATAAGAATCACTATACAGAGGATTTTGCTAAGTACGATGTAAGTTGCATTTCATACACAGATAAAGAGGAACGAAAACGGGAAGGAGCACATTGGACTATCGATCAAATAGAAGAACTCACCAAAAATATGGCATTCCCGGTAGGAACCACAAAATGGGACAAATACGTAGCATTCAATTCGATGTATGCAGACCTTTGCAAAGTATTAGATGACCAAGCTATTATCAAATCTGCACATGCTTTTTATTTTATGGACGAAGATGCCCCTGCTGGAAAAATTTGGTTATACATAAAATCTATGAAATAATCTATATTAAATCTAAGGGTGTATCAAACGTAAATAATACACCCTTATTATATTAAAATATTACCACGGGTGTATTCTTCTGCGTATTTTCCCTGATTTTCTCCGGCTTAATGAAGATACTACATTATCTGCATTATCATCGGAAAGAGTTTTATATACCATTGCTTCTTGTGGAATTTTAATCAAGAGCCAGCGATATATTATGTAATTTATCAGGAACTGCAATATATAATTATCGGCTACACAGATAGAGGTATCTGGTATATCTTCATTCATCTGGCATGGATAACAAAGACGGTACAACCTTAAATCGTCGTCTGAAAGTCTATTATCTGGGTCTAAATCACATATATCAATTTGACTCATTTCCCTTTCGTCATCTTCTGGTTCTATGATATAGGCAACCAGTTTATTTTGCATATAGGCATGTGCATCTTTTAAAAATCGCTGAAATAATAAATCATCGTCTTCGGTAAGGGTTAATGACACTAGTTGAGTACTTCCATCTTCATTTCGCCGAGAGGCTCCAAGCATAGTTGTAATATTCTTTACTTCGGACAATATTTTTTCTGCCGTATAGTGAAATACATATCTTTTCATCTTAACTTGGTATTAAATGTATTTTTTTCCTGTATATCTAATCTTGTAATGGTTGAACCGGAAAGCATATCGCCTTCTATAAATAGATAGAAGTTTCTCCAAGATGACGGTATTCTAGGGAGCGGAATATCGGATAACAGCGTATCGCTGTTTATGTTCATCGATATGATCTTATAAAATGTTTTGTTATCGTTGGAAACATATATGGAAATTGAGAAATATCCTCCGGCCAACATACGCAAAATGGAGCGTTCTATTTTTTTGAATCCCGGTGTTCCTAGTGTTATGGGAGCTGTACAAATGGTAACATTTTGTAACTGGTTGGACTCTTGGGATAAATCATATACTTCATCTTCATCGGATACGGCATAACAAACCGGATACGACGGTATAAAATAGGAGGCTTTCATTTCTCTTTGTCTCCATATTTTTCGTTGAAGATCGTAAATAAAGGCCGTATTTCCTTCTGCGTTTTTTATGATAAGCTCACCAAAAGGATAATTGTATGCCAACAAAGGCTCGGTCAATACATTTTCTATCCCTTCCATATATATGTGTGCCGGGTTGGGAATATAATCAGCTTCGAGAGAGTCGGAAATTGATTTGGCAGAATAGCCGGAAAGAACAAATAATTTTCTATCGGAGGTAAAAGCCACAGCGTTATCAAGAGATATAATAGAACGGGCATTGCTGCAAATATCCCTTGATACTGGAAACACATTGGAATAAATGACTTCTCCTGTACCGACTTGCATCATGTATATGCCCTCGTCGGTGAATACATATAGAGGAAATTGCCCGTATTGCCCTTGTGATAGAGCGGGCGTTGCGGCGGCCATGCCGATAATTTTACCGTTTCCTATGGTGTAGGTTTGCTCGACGGGAAATATAAATGGATTGTCCGTGGCAGAAACTTTAAGTTTGTTGGGGGTTGTCTCAATGTTATTCGAAGATTGGGGAGCCTCTGGTATTTCTGTTATTACTGTACCTGAAATTGTTATCGGATTTATCTCTCCCGTGGGTAGATAATATGCCAAATTGAGGAAGTCATGCGGAGTGAGATCGAAAGAGGCTGAGAAACGATAGTTTGTTAACGCACCCGATTCTTCTCTTACCCGATATATAATGGTTATCTCCATATTATAAGCCCGTGAATCGGGGTATGAGATATATGGGGAAAGGAGTAAAAGATTATCCCCGTTCGGTATGTCTTGGTCACGCACCACGATAGAAGTTCCTGATTCGGTTTTTATATAGGTTTTTGAAATGTATTTTATGACGTCTACGGTTGAACCGGCATAGGATATGAACATTTCGACAGGATAGCCATCATATAATTTTTGGGACGTACCTGAGATGTGCAACTTACTATTATAATTAAATATTTTTTCGGCAATGAGCTTATTATGAGAATAGGTATCATCTGTTAATGTGGGCTGATACACGAGGTTCTTTAATATGTCGGATAAATCGGGTATATCTGAAAGAGTATTATTATTGAATTTATCACTATCAAAATCGTATTGTGCAATGCGGTAGAAATTGGCAGTCTCTAATATTCGCTCTCGTAGTTTTTCGTCATTTGTGTAGAATAAATCTGTTTCCGTTTGTAACGGTAAATTCTTTTTATATGTATCAGTATCATCGTAATAAGGAATCTCCACCATGAATATATCTATTCCTTTATATATATCGGATTCTTTTAATGATTTATGAATAGTTATATCTACTTTTATTTTATAATAGTAATAATGTGCTGTAACATATCTAGATTCTGATTCTGATATATAGGCATAAAATGTTATTGGATCTCTTTTTATAAACAGAATAGGTGCTGAATGTAAAGTATATGTTCCATCATACATTCTTATAGCCCAACGTATAAGTGACACATCTTGAATTTTACCTTCCGATTTCAGAGTTGCAATAGGCTCATACACTTCCCCATACGGTTGTTCTCCACTACAACCTATTCCACCAGATACTAAGTCGTAGGGGAAATTTAAATTTTGTTTATTTACCTGTCCTTCTTCTGTTTTATTTATTTTTACAGTTATATCATCTTCATTTATAGAAATATTTTTGTAAACGTATGTGCCAGATGATCCATACAGATAACACAAGAAATAAAAAATACCACCGTCTGTTAATACAACAAGGGTGTTTCCCACGGAGGTTATATCATTTAAACCATCAATTTGATAAATAGGAACTCCGATTTTTGCTTCTGAACTTGCCCCGTCGTTGTAATACATAGGTCTCACGACTTTATCATTGCCATAACGATATGCTTCGTAGTAGATAGTGCTTCCATCGAAAGTAATCCAATTTTCATAACCATTGCCTTTGTGAATATAAATGAGTTCTCTATGATTGGAAATAGTATATATTTTCTTATTCACACCAGTCGGAGATATAGATCCAGTGGAAGTGTGACGGAGATTTACCATAGCGGTTAACTGCCCGTCTTGTGGATTTGAAGTGTCTAATACTATACCCGAAAAAGGAATGGTTTTCATACAAAATATTTTTTGTAAAACTAATGATGTTTATTGATATGTCGGCGTACGTGGTTGCCATTTGTTTACCTTATTGTTTTTTTGATGAAATCTCTTTTTTTAGTTTGTCTATCATTCTCTGAAATTTTGCAGCCACCCGTGGACAGTGTATTTTTAAGTTCCTATCTCGCTCGGCTTCGTAATAGGCTATTTTATATTTAATTTCTTCTTTTTTCATGAATATCTGTTCATTACATTTTAATTCTTTCCCAAAATATTTTTGGATTGGAATTATATTCTTTTATCTTATCGGTCAATAATTCCAGCTTTTTAATAGATGCTCTATTATCATGCTCTATTATCTCTAATCTGCTAATTTCTCTTTTAAGATTTTCGTTTTCTTGTAACAAACACTTGTATTTATTCAATTGGTCTTTTAACTTGTCAATCTCACTTTTCAATGCCTCATTTGTAAATATCCTATAAACATGGTTTTCTGGATATATCAAATCATTCACATAAATAGCACCCACTTTATTTATGGCAGTAAGTAGGAATGAGATAGAATAAGCATCAATAGTGTAAATTTTAGAAGATTCAAGTTCGGCATAAAATGTACCATCGCTTTTTATAATCCCATTGTCAGTTTTGACAATTAACTTGTCATCTTCAATATAAACTTTTCCCATGTTAGTGATTCTAATTATTAGTGAAAATATCATCTATACACTCGTTCACCCTGTCGCATGTATCTCCAAAGGAAATGGCAAAAGATTCGTCGCCTACACGGTCTATAATGGATCGCAGGTCACGGGCGATGTGGTTGAACGCCCGCAGTTCTTCCAGCATAGGAAGGGTAACAGTACCGTCATATTTTTTCAGTAGTGAAAGTAAATCGACGGCGGAGGATTCTGCAATGTCCGCCAACACTGGGATTTTTCTCAGGAGGCGATTACATTTCTCTTTGTCCTCTTTGCTCATGGTGTCGGTGATTGTTTTTGCCGTGACTTGCTCTCGGGTTTGCAGTAGTCGGTCATATTGCCTTCGTAAGTTGTCAAACAGAGCGAAGTCGCCCCTTCTCAGAGCCTTCTCCATCTTCCGGCTGTACTCCTCTTTCAATATCTCGATGTTCATATCAAAACAATTTTAACTGTTCAACTTTATTTTCAATCTTAACTATCTCTTCAATGATTCGTTTCATTATTTTTTGTCTTATATAATTTTATAAGGTTTATAAAATAAAAAAGCTATCTCAAATTTTATTTTGAGATAGCATCAAAAAAAAAGGGAAATCTGCCAGTAGGCAGCTCTATACCTAAAAAAGAGGGTGATTATACCTTTTTATATTTCCCTTTAAGGTCGGTTTCATAAACATCTACGACCTTATCGGCAAGTACACTAAGATCTCTTGACATGCTACGATTCCTCGGTGGATAGCCTTTATGGAATTTTACTACATTAATTTTTGTCATATTGTCTTTAACAAACCTTATTGCTTCTGAATAATCGTAGTCTCCACTGACAAGAATAATTTTATCACATTTTTTACCAACACTAAGGGAAATCATTTTCACAGCTAGTGAAATATCAACTCCTTTTTCACCAACATAAGTATGTTTATATGGATCAATTTTTAAAACTCCTGTTTTAACCATTTCTATATTATCATGTTCAAGACATAATTGATCGTAGGCATATTCTATATTGGCAAATTTCTCCTTTTGCTTTTTAATCCATTCCAAAATTGAAGAGCATTCACTATTCACACTATCTTGTACTGTCTTAGGTATAGCGGAAAATTTACCATTTTTATAATTTTCAAGATGGGTCCTATATTTCTTGTATACAATTGAATTACGAATATTGGTTTCCGTATAATACGTATCAAGTATTTTGGCTGGCCTGAACCAATAGGCTCGTATAAGTTCTTCTCCGGCATCAATCATTGAATTGAATAATACCGTCCAATCAACTTCTTTTTCTATAATACTCATCTCTTGCAGACTATAATACAGGTTCTGCCCATCTACTAAAACTACTACTGTCTTTGCCATAAATGCAATAATAAAAATAAAGAAAGCCACCCACAATAGATGGCTTAGTATAAATCTGGCATAATGCCCATTGTAATCACGCTTAATGCGCATGTTTAAGGTTCAAGGTAAAACCCTTAAATTTTCATATCAAACGATATGACGTTGCAAATATAACGTATTCCAGTTAATAAAACAATCATTTTTAATGCCTTTATTTGTTAAAATATATATATTAGATTTATTCGTCTTACATAAGTATTTCAATATCAACTCTCTTGGTTCTTTATCTTCCCATTTTACTTCTGGGAAAAGATAAGACGGAAGTGATGTACCTCCACATGTGGCGTACCACCCATATATAGTTTTAATGGCTTGAGTTCAACTTATAAATGCAACTTTTTGGGTGCGGATAATAAGCAATAAAAACATTTATTTTTC